TTCACCAGGTATTAATGTATCTGCTTTGCCATTGACAAAATCAACCATATTCTTAAAACCATAGTCTGAAACAAAATATCTTTTCTTTTCTGTTAGACTTTTAGCATTCTCAATCGTCTTCAAGAATGTATCACCTTCTGGTGTTCCTTTTAATGCAGCTTTAGTCATAGCAATAATCTTGGTAAATGTTCTTAACTTTCTACTAGTAGATGATTCTTCACCTTCTAATATGTCACCAACTTTGCTTTCAACAAAAGTCTTTAAGTCATTATATCTTTCACCGTGCATCATTGGTACAACATCCGAATCAGTTAAACCTTTAAATCGAATGAATGGTTTCATACCGTCATATTGAGATACCGCTTTACTACTACCATAAAGACTGGTAGTTTCAAATAGACACAGATTCATACCATATTTTTTATTACATATCTCTCTAACGGTATGTGATGTGCAAATGGCAGCTAGTAATTTACCACCTAGATAATTGAAACCAAATGGTTGAGATGGAACAATCACAAAACCCATAATACTGCTGTCATTAAAGAGTTTAGCACCCTCCGTTGTTTGCGAGAACACTTGTCCTAGCATTTCATTTCTTGGTCTCATATAAATGACTGGAGAACCTAAACGAATGAATCCTAGTATCTTTCCTGTGTTTTTCTCTCTAACTGCCAATTGTATATTTCTGCCAACTGGTGCTTTATTAACATGAGATGATGTTATTGCCAAAAGTGTTTCCCATGTTTCATTTGGTAATTCACAAACTTCGATATCCATATCATTTGGATGCATAGAAAAGTCTGAAAACAAATCATCTTCTGGCGGAAATAAAGATGATGGAATACTTTCTACATGCTTTAGTTTTTCATCTCTCATGTATTGTTCTATATTCTCAAAATTATCGAAGTAATCTTGGAACACTTTAGAACAATGTAAAGCATCTTCTCTATGTAAACTTATCATACTTTAAAGCCTTCAAATTTCTTCGTTTGTGGTTTTTGATGACCATGACCAGCATCAGCAAGACCTGTTTGAGCAGATTGTTCAATATCATAGAGTTTCATTTTAGCACGGTCAATACCAACTGTAAATCTCTTATAATGTGTTGGATCAGCATATCGATTTTTTAATTGTTTAACCATAATTTGGCCAAGTTCATCAAGTTCTTCTGAAGCAATCAAAGCAAACATCAAATCGGCAGTTGCTGGTAAACCAAATGATTCGGAAGTATCTTCAAGGCCTGGATCGGAACTTGTATAACCACTTCTTGTCGTTTGAGTTGCTGAAACAATCGGCACATTAGTTTCTACGGCAAGACCACGTAATTCTTCAGCAATGGCTTTAACATATGTGTAAGAGTTGATTGAGGCGCCAGGTTTGATTCTAGCGGAACAACAAATATTAAGATAATCAATAAAGATAATATCAGGAATAAAATTCCTTTTAAGATTGAGTTCATTTAATAATGTCCTGAAATGAATAGCAGATGCTGAAGCGGTCGGATATTCTTTAATGATAAGTTTGCCTGTAGTCATATCTCTGACTTTGGATACTTTCTTATCATAGATGTCTTTAGGTAATTCTTTCAAATCATCTAGTGTTACGTTGAGAAGATTAGCATCAATTCGTTCAGCAATCTTTTCTTCCGCCATTTCTAAAGTGATATAAAGAACATTCTTACCTTGAACCATGCAAGAAGCAGCAACATGGCACATAAACAAGCTCTTACCGACTCCTGTTCCAGCCAAAGCAATATTGAGTGTCTTTGACGGTAGACCGCCATTCGTAATTTTGTTAAAGTATTCCAAATCAAATGGAATTCTTTCTTCTTTTCTATGATAGAATTCAAATCGTTCATCGGAGTTCTCCAAATAATCATGACCAACATTTCTGTCGAAAGATACTGATAGTGCATCAGCAAGAATTTGAGGTATTGCGCCTTTATCGTGAGTTTTATCTTTGCCGTCAAGAATAGTAATTGAATTTAGAACGGCATTATAGACGGCTTTCTCTTGACAAAACTTTTCAGTCTTATCAATTAGCCATTGTATCTCCGTTTTATCTTGGCTATCTTTGCGAATCTCGCTGAGAAGATTTTCAGATTTCTCAACTTCTTCAGCTGTGAGTGCTGATTTCTCCTTAACAGCGATTGAAAGCGCCTCGATAGTCGGTGCGGCATTATACGAGGTAGTAAATTTTTCCGTTTCTTCAAAAAGAATCTTTTCTGATTTGTCAGCAAAATATTCCGCCTTTAGAAATGGTAATACTTTTCGTAAGTAGTCTTCATTGTAAATCAGATTCTTTAATATCGTTTGTTCCAGTTTCATCAGTTATATCCTGCTCAATGTTTGATGACATGATTTCAACAAGCAAATCACCAATATAGTTTTTAAATGTTTCATCTTTTTCTAACTTCCTAGGTTTATCTACCTTGGATTCTAACACATCGTAGCCAAAAAGTAAATACATTTGCTCATTCTTTTCCTCAAATTTAACCTTACCATATTTGAATAAGGTATCTTTATAAGGACCGTCTAGAAACTTTATATGTACCGACTTTTCATCTTCTTTTGGGTAGATGAAGCAGTAATCAACGCCTTCAATCATCATCTGCTCCGTTAGTTGTTTTAATTTCAGCAAAAAGATTTTCATGACCACCTTGCATAATTTCTGCTGATGCCACTCTATATTTGTTTTCAACAAATTCACGGAACTTCTTATTTGTTAAAATTGGCATCCAAAATTCTTTAGTGTCAGTTTCTTTTATACGGTATTTCTTCTCTTCCACAACACCGGTTTCCGTATCAACCTGCGAATACCAACCATTTGAAGGTTTAACAACGAAGTTGCCTTCAAGCGCAAGGTCAAGTAAACCTGACCAACGGCTAACGCCACCTTCAAACGAAACGGTAACAGGTATCTTACTTTTTTCTTTAACATATCTTGATTTCTCCACATTAATAATAAAGTTATAACCAATCACTTCCGTGCCTTCTTTTTCTTGCTGACGACCTAGAATAAAGATATTATCAGCAGAATAATATGAACCTGTTCCACCACCAACGATATCTTTAGGGAACATACCAATTTCTTTATATGTGTGATTGACAACAATCATTGGAATATTTTTAAGATTTAAATGTGGTGTAACCATTCTGAATAATGATTTAACTTGTTTTGCTCTTGACATATCAGCAACAGATTTTTGTTCTAGTGCATCTTCAACTTCTTTCTTTGAAGCAAGATTACCAATAGAATCAATAACAATAATTAATCTATCATCTCTTTCAAGATTAGATAATTGTTGCATAATGTCAAATTTTAATTCCTCAATATCTGTAAGAGGAGTATGAAGCACACGATTTGGATCAATGCCGAAGGACTCGAAATAAGATTGTGGGGAACCGAACTCTGAATCATAGAATAATAAGGCAGCATCAGGATATTTGTCCAAGTAAGATTTAGCCATCAAAAGTGAAAATGCGGTCTTAAAGTGTTTTGATGGGCCTGCCCACATTGTAAGACCTGGTGTTAAACCGCCATCTAATTTACCAGATAGTGCCACATTGATAATCGGCACCGAAGTTGGTATCATATCTTTGTCTGTAAAAAATTTAGACTTTGATAAAATGGCGGCTTCTTTGATACTACTATTTTTCTTAATCTTGTCAAGAATACTCATAATCTACCTTTCAAATTTAATTATTATCTACATCCTACGAATTGTTGTGTTGTATAACTTCTTCCGTAAGCATCATATTGTATTACTGTATTATATATCGCTTGGTATGGATATGGACACGCTACAGATGGTGTAGATGGTGCTATAACTACCGGAGGTGCATAATATCTTGGTTGTGCTAATTCATAACCAATTACTCCACCAATTAATGCTGGTCCAACCCAACCCATACCGCCATTATGATAACCTCCATGATAACCACCATGATATCCGCCATAACCACCACGGAAACCACCGTGTTCATGTGCCATTGCTGTGCTTGACACTAATAATAAACCAATCAACAACTTCTTCATTTTACTTCTCCTTTTTTTCCTTAAAAGCCAATTCAACTTTCTCATCATATGTTTGAATTGGAACTGATTGCTCTTCAAATCTTCCGTGGCCATTATGAACCATTCTTGTTTCGTATAATGGCGGAATAGTTTCACCTGAAGCACCATCTATTACAATAGACGGCTCAGGTGTATCTATTTTTGCTACATTCTTTTTTTCAACTTCAATTGTATCGTTTTGTTTCTCTACTTCCGGTTCTTTTACTTGTTCTTTAGGTTCATCATGCCATGGGTCTTCACTTACCGGTTGCCAAACTTGTTTCCAACCTTCTGGCTTTTCTTCTTCTTTCTTTGCCGCTATTCCCATATTAGCAGCTACCAATAATAACACAGCTAAGGGGTCAAATACAACCATTATTATCATGATTACCAAGCGGACAGCCTTATCTACACCATTTATATCATCTGTACCGTAAATTAATTCGGAAACATATTTGATTGGACCAATATCGGCAAGTTGTTTATTCTCTTGACTTAATAATGGCAATCTTTGTTTATTGATTGATGATAATTCTTTTTGTGTTTCTTGAATTTGTCTATCAAGTTTATTACTTGCTGTTGATGGGTCTTTAGCACGAGCAAGAAGATAGTCTAATCTATCATGTGTAATCTTTTCTTGTTGGTTTAATGTTCTTAATTCAACAGTATTTTCACCAGTTGAAATTGTAGAATCAATATGTGCTTTTGCTAAGAAACCAAAAATACCCATTGATGTGATTAGCATTAGAATTAAAACAGCAATAGTTAAATATGTTCTTAATAATACTGGTGCTGTTTTCCAATTACGATATAACCATGAAGCGGTTACTAATTTAGCAAATTCTAAAACTGAACCCATGAATACGATTGGCCAAAAAGCACCAACGAATATCTTTGCTAAACCTATGACTGAATAATAAGCTGCTATACTTGATAATAAGAATGCAGCTAAAAATGTGAAAAATATCATGAGAAGAAATCCTCCAAAGTGTTAATCTTTTCTGTTGTCCAACCCATACAATCAAGAATGATTTTAATTGGCTCTATGAATGCTTTTTCAAATTGCATATCATAATCAATATAATCATGTAAATTTAATTCTTTAGGTAATCTGCTAGGATAGGATATAACAGTATCCTTAAAGTGATTAGGCATTTTCAAATAAGCAAACTTTATCTTTTCGCCTTCTTGTATGAGATTGTATTTTTTTGTTAGTTTATTTTGTTTAATAAAGTTATTATATAAGATTGCTCCCTTTACATGAATCGGTGTTCCTGATTTATATAAAGTCACAGCATCAGAGTATTTATTTAAACCATTGATGCCACGAGGAAAAGAAATCTCTTCTGGTGGTAACTTTTTGAAATCTTCTTTAAACTTTTTAATAAACTCATGTATATCGTTTTCAGAGCCAATCATCATAAGTTTAATTGCTTCTGCCATCTTTGTTCTAATGGCAGATGGTGTTGATGACTTAATCATCTCAAGACCCATGACTTTCATCTTTGGTTCTTTATAAGCAACACCTTCGTTATTAAACACATTGAGAATGTATCGTTTCTTAGCAGTCCAAATACCTTTGTTAGCCAACGCTTCTCGTTTCATTTGCATCTTTTGGGAATATGCCTTGAGATAATCTGCTAGTTCGCCATAAGACTTATCAATGTATGGCTGAATCTTATCTTCACAGATTTTATCCATGAATTGAATAGTTTGTTCAATCGACTTATCTTTACAGAATTTATCAACGATAGGACCAAGTTTAAGATAAATTGAATCTGTATCTGAAGCAATAACATAATCTGTTTCAGTTTGTAATAACTTGTTCATATAGTCATTGAGTTTGTTTTCAATCCAACGAATTGCTAATTGACCAGATGTTGTTACTCCCAAAGCCATGCGTAAATCGTAGAATCTAAAATACTGACTACCAAGAGCACCGTAAGCACTATTAAGAGAAACTTTCTTAGCAAGTTGAAGATTATCGTATCTTGCAATTCGTTTTTCAATTTCATACTTTTTCGTGTCATCTGTTTCGTCTTCATAATCTTGTTTCGCCTTTAACATTAATTTTTTAAATTTCTTTCTATCTTCATACATTTCTTCCATCATCTTTGGTAAGAAACCCATCATATCAGTTCTAAAGAATTGACCATTTGGAGTAAGTGTTGCGTTTTGGAGTTTTGATGTATCAATCTTTTTATATAATAACTTATCAACATTAACACCTTGAGATAACACTTCTCTCATCTCATCTGTATAATCTTCTGGATCAATAAGTGTTTCAGGTGAGATATTGAATTGCATCATGAGGTGGGGGTAGAGTGAATTTAGGTCAAAGCTGGCGATATAATCATGCTTGCCTACTTGTGGGTCTTTTACATATGCGCCTTCAAATGCTGAATCTTTATCTTTAACAACTTTAGGTGGAACAATGATGTTCTTTTCAAGCAAATAAGAATATGTTAATGAATCCCACATTCTAGTTTGTGCAAAGATATCATCATAGTTTGATTTTGTATCATATGCCAAAGTTAAACCAAGTTCAATGAGTTTTAATTTGTCTTCCAATGAAACAATAAGTTCTACGTCTTTGATATTATATTCAATAAACTTTTGATGGTTCATTTTGTATAAATCATGTAGAGAATCATATTCATCATATGATATCTTTTCTTCACCAAGTTCAACTGATGCAATAGAATTAAGTTTATAGGATTCTTGTGACTTGCCACCAGGAGCATACCATCTGTATAGTTCAATGTAGTCTAAAGAAGAAACACCAAGAATATCATAGGCAATCATCTGACGATTGTTCACAACAGTTTTTCTTTCACCAATATAATTCCATGGAGAAAGTTTCTTTGCCTCATCTTCACCAAGTATTCTTCTAAATCGATTGATGATGTATGGTATATCAAAGAATTTTGTATTCCATCCAGTTACGATATCTGGACATTTTCTTGTCCATAGTTCCATAAATCTTTTACACAATGTATATTCATCACGGCATTTAACATAGATTTCTTTACCTTGAGTTTCATATGCACCAAGACCAAAGACATACATTTCGCCATTGAGATACTTAACAGCAATAGCAATAATAGGTTCATTTGCTTCGTATGGGTCTGGGAAACCATTTTCAGAACCAACTTCAATATCGATTACTGCAATTGATATCTTATCTTGGTCCCATTCAACCATACCTTTGTGTTGGTCGGCAATAAACGCATACTCATATTTTGTATTACCATATATTTTAGGACCATTTGACACACCATCGAATTGTTTGATATAATCTCTAGCGTCTTTCATGGTACCAAATACTTTTTGGTCGAGGTAATCACCTTCAAGTGTTGTGAAGTTTGTTATACGTTTGGATGGAACAAAAAGAGATGGAGAATATTCAATTCTCTGTTTTACTCTTTTGCCATCCATAACACCTCGATAGAGAATGTTATTGCCAAAACTTTGAACATTAGTGTAAAAGTTACTCATTATCCTGTGATGATTTTCTTTTGTGGTGGAACAACTAAACCTGCCCCAAATATTTGTTTATAGTTTGTGATAAAGTCTTCTGCTGGAACATAGTTATATACTACGTTTCTTTTACTTAAAATGACTGTGGCATCTTTCTTTTGTTCTGCATGGAGTGGAAAAGGCGAAAAACCTACGTTTGGTTTACCATCTTGTCCTCGAACAATTGAAATACCTACTGGATTTAAAACAACGAATTCTGTTTCAGACTGACTTTCTACTTCGCCTAAAACGTCTTCACCTGTGATTAATTTGAATGCAATTACTTCCATTTGACTCTCCTAGTTATATAAATACTTATCAAGGATTATACAATAATCATTCATGAATGTCAAGTTAATATGGATATATTTAAGTTAATTGCCGATTTGGGTTTTCCAATAGCCGCTGCTTGTGCTGGTGGTTATTTCATCTTTTTAACTGTAAAGTTTATCCTCGCAGGAGTTCTCTCAAGAGTCAAGGGCTTAAATGGTATAATTATAGCTTTGGACAATAGAGTTAAAACCATGAATCATGATATTATTAGAATTGATACTTTAATGTCTAACGCTTTAAAAGTTCGTCCTGATTTGGATCGTATTGCTAGAGCAGATGGCAAAAACGACGCTAGAAAGGATTAAAATGATTAAAGTAATGCCTTTTCCAAAACAAGCTCATTTATTTGCTGTATTAAGCAATTTAGCATATTCGGATCCATTCGATTCAAAACCCAAATTTGATGAGTTAGGTTTTAGAAGTGAGTTCTTTGATTGCAATGGAAGTCAAGCTTATTTATTGACTAATGATGAAGATGCAATCGTTGTTTGCCGAGGCACACAACCAACTGATTGGAGAGATTTAGCGGCAGATTTAGAAGCTAATCCTGTTCCAAGTTCAACAGGCAAAGGTTTAGTTCATTATGGTTTTAAACATAGTGTAGATAATATTTGGCCAACATTAGAACCAATGTTAAAAGAATTAGGTAAGAAAAGAACCATCTGGTGTACCGGTCATAGTTTAGGTGCAGCGATGGCAACTATTGTAGCTTATAAACTACAAAGAGATGAAAATTTACCAAGTGCTCAAGCATTATTTACTTATGGAAGTCCAAGAGTTGGAACACATGAGTATATTGAAGGCATTACAAACACAGGTGTATTACATTTTAGATTTGTAAACAATACAGATATGGTTCCTCGTGTTCCTGTTTGGCCTTATAAACATTTTGGTGGAATGTATTACATGAACCATTGGGGCAATTTGAGAAGTTTTAGTGGATGGCAATTGACTAAAGATGTATGGCGTGGCTTTATCAGAGGTGTTAAAAATAAAAAATTCAGTTTACTTGATAACCATGCTATAGGTCATTATGTTTTAAATCTATATGATTGGTCTCAAGGTGTTGAGCATCCACAGGATAAAATTTAATGGAAGAATTAGCAGATTTAATTAGTAAATATGGATTTCCTATTATCGCTGCTTGCGGTATGGGTTATCTTATTTTTTATGTTTGGAAGTGGGCAACAGAAGAAACAGAACCAGTATTAAATGAAACTGAAAAGATAGTGATTGCTTTGATTGACCGTATTAGAATGCTAGATAATGATTTGATTAGATTAAATCAAAAACTTAATGTAGTATTAATGATGCGAGAAATTAAAGATGAAGAAAACAATAAGAATTCTCATACTGACGATACTGTCAAGTAGCGCATATGCAGAACAGACGTTTCAATTTAAATCTCCTTCTTTTTCAGGTATAGGATACTCTTCTCACGTTCAAACAATAGAGAATACTGAATACACTCGTAAACAAGCAATTTATGCGGCCAAAAAACAAGCTGCAATTGATGCTGCTACAGCTGCAGGTAATACTATATTAGCCAAGTTCTTGACTAACTTTGAGAGCAGAGTCTATGCTCAA